CAGGTAGCCGCCAATGCCGGCCGGCGGGTTGTTCGGGCGGACAATCGCGTTGTACGCCGGAGGGTTCGAGGTCTGGAGGGTGGCCAGCGCCTCGAAGATGCTCGGGCTGTCGGTTGGGACGGTGTTGGGCATCTTAGTACGATGGCACCTCAGCCGAGAGCGCGGCGGTGTTCAGTTGATGGCGCAGGGCGTCGACGACCGCCGAGCCCGTGCGCTCCGGGCTCTGGGCGCCGTCGATCTTGACCTGAATGTTCTGGCTGACGGTCGTGCTGTGGCCGCCTGCGGAAGCCTTTGGCCTTGTAAGTCTGTCCAGCAACGCCTCGGACTTATCGAAAAGCCAAGGGGTAAAATGATGCACGGCTCCGGCGGCGAACTCCCCCACGCCCCCACCATACGACTTGTGCGGCGCACCCGGAACCCCAGTCTTCTTTGCCTCGTACTGATCAAGTTCCTTTCTCAGCGCAATTAACGCAGTGAGGGCAGCCACGGTGACGGCAATGGGTCCGGCGATGCCGGCGATGGTGCCGATCAACGGCATGAAGCTGACATTCAGCAGCGCCGCCGCGCCCGCCGCTATGCTCGCGGCCGTGGCCAAGGCGGTCAGGGCGATGCTGAGGGCACCCACCCCTGCCACGAGTGCAATCAGGGCCACCTTGACGGCCTGCGCGGCTGGCGTGCCCCTGCCCAGCCAGTCGATGAACTTCGACAGCAGATTGATCCCCCGTTCGAGCCAGATCACGACCTGACGGGCGGCGGGTGCAAAATCTGCACTGAAACGGTCTTTTACACTTCCGATCAGGAACCACATGCGCTGCCATTCCGTGTTGAGCGCCTGCAGGGCCGCCTGATCCGCGCCGGTCAGGATGTAGCGCCCCGGCAGCGCCGGGCCCGCCGGACGCCTGAGCATCTGGAAAATGTCCTCCGACAACCCAGCCTGCGTCACGATGTACCGGGCGGCGGCCACCCGCTGCTGATTAAGCGAGTTCAGCTCGGTCTGGAGCTGCTTCAAGATGGTGAACGGGTTCTGTCGGGGATCGATGCCCAGGAGCGCCCATGCGCCGTAGCCCTCGCCGGTGGCCGACACCCGCACGCCCGCCATCTGGATCGCCTTGACCGTCTCGGTCAGCGCCTGCGAAGAGACGTTCGCGAGCGCCGCGGTGTACTGCCACTGCTTCAACTGGTCAGTCGAGAGGCCGGTGGCCAGCGCAAACTTCTGGAAACCCACCGCACTGTTCATCGCGGAGTTGAGTAGCGCGAGAAAGGCGGCCATCAGGGCGTCGACGGCAAACGCCGCCTTGCCGGCAGTCAGGGCGGTTTCCTTCAGCTTCGCCTCAATGTTTTTGAGGTCTTCCTTCCCCTCGATCTTGAAGCCGAGCCGGACGAAAAGTTCGCCGATGGTCATGGCTTTGGCTTGTTGAGTTCTTGGAGAGTTTCCGCCTGCTCAGCTCGGAACTGCAGAAACGCCAGCACATCCACCGCAAGGTCAACCGGCATCAGGGCGGTCTTCTCCGGGTCGCCGCCGCAGAAGCCGGCTTCGGCGAGGGTGATGGACGCTAGCCGGTATTCGTCCATCGTGCACCTCACTTCGGGGGCGATGGCGTCGCCGCGTCGGGGGTTGACGACGGCGATAGCAGGTCCTCGAAAAAAGGGAGCAAGTTGAGCTTGATCACCTCCAGCGCGACGGGGATCAGATCGCGCCGCGTTCCCTCTGACTCGAAGGTTTCCCGGGTGATTGATTCGTCCGGCCCCTTGGCGTTCAACATGCAGACCTTGGCGCATTCGAAGAACGCGGCCTCGATCTCGCGCGAGCCGAGGAGGGTCAGCACGACATTCCACAGCACATTGACATCGGACCCGGCGATGGCCGCCAGCGCCTTCCGACATGCCGTTCAGGCTAACCTTCTTTTGCAGCTCGCCGGCAATGGCGAACTTCAATTCGCTGGCCGCAGCCAGACTGGCGCAGTTGAGCGTCAGCTTGTGGCCGGATTTCAGGGTGGTGGTTTTCTTCATCGTTCGTCTTTCGTTAAGAACTAATGCGCCAGGAACGTGCGACTCTTGCTATATAATTTGCCCCCTTTGATCTTTTCTTTTAATTCAGTAACCCAATACCGTTTAGGGTGCAATTTAGTCTTATATTTCTTTTTCATCGTTCGTCTTTCGTTCAGTTACGGAGAGGCGGCATCGGCCCACGTGCCGGAATAGCCCAGCTCAACCCACGTCGCACCGTCGCAGAACATCGAGATGTAGTTGCCCGCCGCGCTGGTGCCCGCTTGGATATAGTGATTGGCGGTGAGCGGCACACCGGCGAGGACAAAATGCTGCCCGCTGTAGGGCTGCAGGTTGACGTGGTTCGTGCCGGTCACGACGTAGACAGTGAGCAGCGTGCCCTTGTAGGCTGCGGTAGTCGCGTTGGGCAGGGTGTAGGTGCGAACGGCGGCAGCAGCGGTCGTGAAAATCGTCCGGCCGATCCGGTTGGTGTAGGTCTGCGCCCCGGCTGCCGAGTCGGCCCCGGCGATGCTGCCCAGCGTGTCGGCGTTGGCGGCCAGCGTGACGAACGCGGTCGTGGCCAAGGCCGTTGAATTATCGCCTGCACTCGCGGTCGGTGCCGCCGCCGTGGTGGTGAAGGTGGGCGAATCGGAAAATACGAAGCCTCCGGTGCCCGTCGCGCCTGTTGACGTGACGCCCTCGACCGTGACGTGCCCCGTGACTGACAGCGTGCCGCCCGCCGTGATGTTGCCGCCCGTGTTGATGTTGCCCCCGCCTATGCCTGTCGAGGTCGCAGTCGTGCCGAGCGCGGCTGCAACTACCAGGCCGCCGGTGATGGACGAGGCGGCGCTCGTTGAATCGACGATGCCCAGCGTGTGCTTCCGCGTGAAAGTTACGCCGGTCCCCGCGATGGGTGGGGTCAGGCCAAGGTTGAAGACGTCGGTGAAGGTTGCCGCGCTGGTGGTCTTGTTGTACGTCGGCCCGGCAAAGAACCGCTCATACTGCGCGGCAACCGTGCCGTCCGCCCAAGTGCGGGTAGCCGTGGCAAGATTGAAACCGATGGAGGCCGTGCTGGCGGTCAACCCCGTGTCCGCCGGAGGTGTGACCGTGAAATATGCCGCGGTGCCCGAGGTACGCGCGGTCGAGGTAAGCGCCGGGATGCCGGTCACGCTGACCGCCCCGGGGCCGATCGTCACGGCGCCGGTTGAGGTCAGAAATGTCCCGCTCGAGCCCGAGAAGTCGTTCGCCACGGAACCGGAGACGGCAAAGACTGGATTCGGATAGGTGCCGGAGAGCACGCCCCCGGCGGTTCCGGCCGGCGCGCTTTCGGTCAGCAGATAGCCATCATTGCTGACCTTGAGGAACGTGTAGGCGTTGCTTTGATCGAGTGCCACGGCCACGGAGCCCTGTGGTGTCGGGGCCGTCGCCCACGCGACCAGCGGGAGCGCCAAGAGAAGAGACAGAAGGAGCTTTTTCATGGGAGGAGGAGGTCAGAAGATGGCGCGGATGGCCTGCCCAAAGGTGATGAAGTGCTCGGCGATCGCCTGGCTGACGTCGCCCGACACGTTCTCCTTGATCGCCGGCAGCTTCTTCGGCACGCCGAAGGCCGCGATGTAGTTGTCGCTGGCGATCCCGCCCTGCCCGTCGCCGATGCGCTTGACGAAGTTCCCGGTGTAGGTGACGAACGCCGCGGGGTCGTGCAGCCATTCGGCCTCGCGCTGGGTCAGGTAGATGTCCTCGGGGCTGCCCCGCAGGGGCTTCACCACGACCTCGAACTTCTGCCCCTGCGCGTTCAGTGCCGCGACGATGTTGCCGTTCTTGCCGATCTCGACCGCGGCCACGTCATTCGGAAACTCCCCGGTAAAGATGTCGCCGGGGCCAAAGTTGACCATCGGGATTCCGTCGATGGCGATGGTGTCCTTGCCGGTCAGGACGATGGTGGGCTGGTTCATAAAAGCTCCTATGGTTGGTTGTCGTTACGAGAGGATCACGGATTGAAGAACACGAGCAGGCTGGCGGTGTTGATCGCACCCGCGAGCTTGACCGCGAGCTGCATGAGCGGCGCGGCCCGGGTCTCGCGCACGGCCTCGGATTGGTCACCGATCGGCTGCGAGTAGATGTAGTAGCCGAGCTGCACGATGTTCCGCAGGAAGCTCTTCAGGTCGCCAAACGTGTCGGTCGATTGCCACGTGCCGGGCGCGATGTAGCCGTTCAACACCGCCTGCTGACAGACGGCGATCACCGCGTTCTTGAGCACGGTCATCCCGGCCTCCGTCTGCGGAATCTTCGTCGAGGTCATGGCCAGCGCGTTGAATATCCCGATCTGGAGGGCGTTCGCGAACCACAGCAGGTTGTACACGTTGTCCATGAAGATGAAATTAGGGCCGCCGTTGGCGATGAACTTGGCCACGCCCTGGATCGAGGCGTAGACGTTGACGCCCAAGGTCTTGCAGGTGGTGAGCACCGCCGGGGTGATCCCGGTGTCGGCCGTCACGCCCTGCAGCGTCTTCACGTTCAGGTTCAGCGTCGTGTTCTGACCTGCGAAGTTCGTGCTCATCTGCGCCGAGAAGACCGCGGCCATTGCCAGCCGGGCCGCGAGGTACGTCCCGCCTTGCGTGTAGAGGAAGAGCACGCCGGACGGCTCGTTGGCAGCCGACACGACGTAGAGCAGGTTGCCGGCCGTCAGGTCGCTCGTGAGGTAGGTCGAGACGCCGATCAGCTTGCCGAGCCCGTTGACTGTCGCGACGGCCGCCTCGATCTCGGCATTGACCGGATTGTAGCCGGCCCAGAGGTAGGCGCCGACGTAGATCAGCGCCTCGACCGCGGTAATCGCCTCCAAGAGGGTGACAATCGAGCCCGTCATGTAGTAGATCACGAGTTGGCCGCCGCCCGCCAGGATGTTCGGGCGCTGGCTGAAGATCGCCACCGCCTGCTTGTAAGCCTCGGATGACGTGCCCCAGTCGACCCCGACCTCGGCGGAGTTCGAGTAGACGCCGATCAGGGCCGTCAGGTTCTCCGGGTGGGCCGGCGTCTCGGTATCGAGGATGCAGATGTTGTTGACGTTCGGAACGAGCAGGCCGGGCTGCGGCGCAGCGATGGAAACCTGGACGATGGTGGAGACGGGGAGGGTGGCTGTGCTCATAGGATTAGGCGTTGATTAGAAGTTCCGGCTTGAAGGGAGGCGTGAGGATCGGCACGGGCTTGGTCTGGCCGAAGCCTTCGAAGACCGCGAATTGCGTCTGGTAGCGGTTGAGGCGCCGGCTGGCCTCGAGATGACTGAGGTCGACGAAAGGCGTGGGGCGGAAGATGCGCAGGCTGTGGCGCTCGCTCAGGCGCTGCGCGGCGTCCCCCTGCAGGGCGAAGAGGATTTCGTGCCGCCGTCGTCGCGCCTCAGTCGTGACCGAGAAGGCGTCGACCGTGTAGGTGGTGGAGCGCGCGGCGATCTGATTCTCAACCAGCACCTGTGCGACTGGATCATAGGAGTAGCCCTGTCCCTCGCCGTAGTTGTCATCCGCCAGAATGCCGATCACAAGGAACAGGTCGTTCGTCTGCGGGATGTCCCAGTTCGTGTTGTACACCAGCACGCGCGGCGGCAGCTCGGGCAACCGGAGTTCGCGCCGGAGCAGCGACGCCAACAGCGCAATCGTGTCGGGCACGGTCTGTGGTTCAGTCTGCATAGCCGGTTGGCACCTGAAAGTCGGAGACGATTTCGTAGTACATGTAGCCCTTGGCCGCCCAGTCCTTGACGCCCATCACCCGGAACTTCTCGCCGTTGACCGCCACCACGTCCTTGGGCTGGAGTATGAGGTCAGGCAGGGCGTAGATTTTGAGCCACTTCCAGCGCCGCTCTCCCTCGGGCTTGATCGCGAGCTCGCGGACTTTGAGCGGTTGGATCGAGGCAAGGGTGGCGACCGAACGCGCGACCTCCGTGACCTCGAAGGTGCGCGGATCCTGCCGCTTGGTGATGATGGAGAACGTCACGGGCTCGAGGAATCCGAGCAGGGCATCGCCCACCTCGGGCACGGTCGAGACCGCGCCGACGTCGGGCGTGTAGTCCTTGGCGCTCATCACCGGGGCGTTCATCGCTTCTGTGCCTCCTTCACCTCGGACGAGATGGATTTCGCGAGCTGGC